TTAACTGTTGCTTTCATTTAGCAGCTCCTAAGCAGATGCCTTTTTCTTCAAGAGAACGAAACCGTAAGGGTCTAAAACCTTTCCGTCTAAGGCAACAAGGCACTTGGTCTTTTCGAGGTTGTTATCATCGTCAATCCAACGCTTAGTAGTGAGCGGCATTCCTGGCTGTACGTTTACTGCGTAGTCGTTCCAATTGCCAAAGATAGCCACAACGTCACCCGCGCTTGCTGCGTCAAAATCAGGGAGAATGTCGGACTCAACGCAAGATACGCCACGTCCAATGATTCGCTTGATTTCGTCGCCAGTTACGGGGTTGTAACCAACGGATACAGGAGCATTGTTGTTGTCTGCCATGGTTGCAATGTACGTGTCCCAAGTAGACTGCGCCATTGTCCACTCGCCGTCACGATAAGCAGTAGGAACCTTTGCCCAAATGTCGCTGTGCCACTTTCGCCAATCCTTGAACTGTGCTTCTGTAACCTCGATAACCGTTCCCTTGGTGGTAACGCGAGTGTCGTTCAAAATACCGAGTGGTTGGGAAGTGCCATCACCGCGCATAATTGCCTGTTCCAATGCCTTAACCATCGCTTTAGCGATAATTGGGGTAAACATTGCTTGGAAGTCATCAAAAGTTACTGCACCTGCAAGCAAAGACTGGGAGATACGACATTCGAGCATGAAGAAAGAGAACGATACTTTGTCGTTGTTGGTGACTTTCTGATAACCAGAAGTCTTTGTTTCGTCAATCCAAGTTGCTTCTGCGGTTAAGTCAACTACACGGAACCATAAACCGCCCTTTACAGAAAGCTTGCGAACCTTAGACCAAATTTGACCGTAGGTTTCCATCTTGGAGATAATCTCGCGTGCCATAGTGGTTGGCACCTGTGGAGGAACATCGGTAGTCTGCGTGTATTCGCCGTTAATCGTAATAGCGTTAGTGCCTACAGTACGGAACTGCTCTGGCATCTGTGCGCCACGACAAACGTATTCCATGAATGCGTTTCGATACTCTGGCGTGTCGAGAGCGTCCACATTCTCGATGTTCTCACGGCTGTCTGCGCTTCGTGCAAAGACATTACCTGCACCACCTGCAACAGCGGCAATATTAGCGTTGCGGAGCTGAATAGCAGCGTTACGACGCTCGTACTCTGCTTCAATAATGCCAATCTCGGAGCGAAGCTGCTCCATGTCTACTTCCGCATCACCTTCAAGAAGGTTTGCGATTAAGTCACGACGATTGATAAGCTCGTCGGTTGTGAGTGCGCGGTACTGCTCGGCACTCATAGGTTCAAAATCCATGTTCTACCTTTCTAACGTGTGGATTCTTAGCGACAAAGCAGCTCTAATACGTGCTTCGCGCTCTTTCTTTTCGCGCAACAACAACTCCTGCTGCTCCTGCTCAATCACTCCGTCAAGGTAGGAACGCGCTTTTATGACAGTGCCTTCGTTTGCTGGGATTGATACCGCTGAAACGTCAAACACTTTGTCAACTTTAGTAATCGTGGAAGTGCGGGTTGCTTCGTCCCACTCCCACCCATCATCGGCAATAATGAATCCCCATGACATACGATCAATAAGACCGTTTTTAATGGCTTCGTATAGGTTTCGCCCTTCAACCGAACCGCCTAAATCAGCCTTAACGTAAAGACCGTGATCGTCTATATTCACAATCAACGTGTCATTTCTCATTCGAGCCATAACTAAACCTTCATGGTTGAGCTGAAAAATAACGTCTTTCATGTTTGCGCCGTCTAAGGCGTGTCGGTCGATAACCTCTTTTGCCCCGTAACCGAAGTCGTAAGGATCATCAAAAGTAGTGGCGTAACCCTCAACAATGTATCCAGCAGTATCATCTGCTGGTTGCATAAGCTGAAAGCTTCTGTATTCACGGTTTGGTTTTACTGGCATTACTGTTTCTCCGCTGTGTCGTGTCCGTCAGAAGAACCAACTCCGTCACCGTTTAGGTAGTCGTAATCTCCCTCTGGAAGTTCGTTATCATCACCTTGTGCATCACTGCCTTTTTTTGCGCTTAATGCGTCTTTTAAGGTGTGTTGTTCAATGAGGTCTGAAAGAATGTATTCACCGCGAATCAGGCGAATATCTCCACCTTCAATGGGCGGCAGTTGAAGGATTTCCCTTGCTTCGTTGATGGACAGAATTCCACGGTCGATCATGTCTCTAATCATGTTTCGCTTCGAAGCGTTAGAAGAGTATTCAAGGCGATTCGCAGAAAATGAAATGGTGTTATTTGGTCGTTCTCGTTGCGTATAGAGCATGTGAGACAAGCCTTCACCGAGCTGTATAGCGAATGGTTCACACTTTCCTTCGTAGAAAGCGTCCCATACGTCCTCGGTAAACTTGTTTTGAAGAATGTCCTCGTTCACGCCGAAGTAATCAAACACATTAGACTTAATGCGTTCCATTTCTGCGTTATCAATGGTGTATGACTGGTTTGTAACTTGTTTTAAGTCACGAAACGTCGAGTCATAAATCATCAATCCCGATTTATTCTTTTCAGATAGGTTATCTTCGGTGAACTTGGCGCGTTTTTCGTCCATGACTTCATCTTTAACCATGCCTTCCACTGCACCAATGAAGCGAATCCTTGCACCGTTCTTAATGGCTGAATCTTGTGCTTCTTCTTGCGCGTGAATTAAGCGCATAGTCGAATCAAGTACGTTCCTCGTACCAAAAAAGTCCGATTCATACTGATATTTAGATAGCAGACATACGTTATAGAGTTCGATTGCCATAACTTCGCCATTAGGCAGATAAAAGCGAATCCAAGGCTCATTAGCCCACATAATCACTTCGGCGTAATCGAACTTCAACGCCCAGATTCCATCAATCGTTACTTGGTCTTTGGAAAAAGAGGGGACAATCGCTACCGTCGCATCACACTCATACATCGTAGCCACGCGATAGAGAAAGCGTGGCCACGTTGTATAAGCGTTTGGGGAGGTGTCAAATGCTCTTGCAAGTCTAGGTTTTGCGCTGCCGTGATATTCTGGTGCGAGTTTCGAACAAGCATTAGCGAAAGCGTGAATAGCCGAGCGGGTAAGTGCTTGTTCGTATACCCCACCGTTATAGGTTGAGAAAGCAGGAGCATAGTCGGAAATACTCTCGAAAGAAACCGCTCCTACTTTGTCTTTATGCTTTTTACCAGGCAATATTTTATCTAACAATCCCATAAGGGTATTGTTTTGTAACTGTCAAACAATTAGAAGGTCTAATTTCTTAGCCCACTAAGGCTAAATAGTTCTCTCTTTCATTGCAGAACACGATATAAGCACATATTTCGGCTATGAACCCGTCAATTCTGTTCTTTGAGTTGTTCAGTTTCTTAATGGGCTGAATGTTGTCGTTGTTATCAGCTTTAACCGAGACGTTCATTCGGCACCATTCGTTTATAGGGTTGTGGTTGTCAATTATGTTGTTGTCTCGGTATTCTGCCTTTATTTGCTTCATTGGCTGTGATAGCGTCTGCGCTCCCTGCCTAATAGGGAAACACCTTGAATCACCAACAGCCATTTTCATGTTTCGCAAGGTGCTATCGTCAATATGCCATGGGTCGTAGCCAACAGCGTAGGTGTAGATACCCATTTCTTTTAGCTCATAAATCCAGTCAACGATAACGCCTTTGTCTATCTTGTTGCCTGGAACGGTTCTGATTAAACCGCGCTTAATCCACTGTTCGTAAGGAACATCATCACGCGAAGTTCTTCTGCCACTGTTCGCCCAAAGCGTGATTGTGTCTTCTGGTATCCAGTACATACCAATCTCATACATTTTTGGGTCATTTTTGCGCATCATAATAGCCCGAGCTGCCGTTAAGTCTGTGGTGTCTGACGCATCGAAACCAATAATGCAATAATCAAACCCTTTAAGGTCGAATGTTTCTGTATTTACTGCTTCGGGGTAGGTCAACCATGCTTGCGCTGCATTTTCTGGTAGATTGAAGTCTTTGGTAAGGACGGTAGGTAAAAATTCAGGGTCATTCTTTGCCTTTTTCACATACCCACGCAAAGCGTCAATCTTTTTAACTGTTCCAAGACCAGGGTTTGCCTTAACCCATGCTTTCTCGTTAGTCCATTCGCTGCGTTCATCCAACACATAGATAAAAGGCAAGAAACGATCATCCATGTTTGGATTTTTGAGCCACTTTTCGGCGTATTCCATTTGCGAATCGAAGATGCCATCACGCAAGAAGCCATTGGTTGAGATTGTCATAAGTAACGGTTGTTCACGTGCTGACATACCCTGCTTGATAAGATCGTATAAGTCACGGTTTAGAATAGCCGCCAGCTCGTCAATGAGAGCAAAGTGAACGTCTAGACCGTCTAAGTGCCTTGTCTGACCAGAAAGTACCGATATATAGCCCATATTCGCAGGACAAAGAATGCCGTCTGCATCACGTTCAGGGACAGTTCCTTTTCTGAGGTGTTTATTAAGGGCTTTTGATTGGCGCATCATTTTCAATGCAGCGCCATAGGCAAGTGACGCTTGGTCACGCGAAGAAGCCACGTTATACACCTGCGGTGAGCCTTCGTTATCGCCAACAAGCATAAACAGCTCTAACGCTGCTCCAAGGGAAGTGTTGTGGGTTGCTGTGTAGCTTTTTCCTGATAGGTATAAGTGATTAGCATTGTCTACCATAATGCACTTTGAAGGTTCGTTCGGTATTTTTTCTATGTTGACGATGCTTTTGTTTCTCATTCTTGGAGCCAGCTTTTCTTTTAACCTAGCTGCTTTTCTGCCAAGCTTGAAACAGCAGTTATCAGAAGCCACGAAAAATGTTAGATGGTAGACGATACCAGCGTATTTTCCGTTGCATTTTGCCGTTTTACTTTTAACGCATGACTTAATTCCGAGACTCGCTAGAAGTTCTTTTACTTGGTATACGATTTCTTTATTCTTTTGAGTAAATTCGCATTGACCAGCTTTTGAACAATACCCATCAGTATCCATCAACCCTTTTAATAGCTCTTTCCGCTGTTCAATCGAGCTAATCAAATACACGTCTGGTATATGCTTATTATTTAAGAGGTTTAATTCTTTTAACGTCTTTCTGAAAGACCCGTCTCTTAAAACACCTCCATTGCGTCCGTGATTATCTACTTGTATAACCCAAGAACTTTTTTCTTTATTGACGTATTTTTTTGCCGAAATTGGATAACCGCAGTTTGCGAGAAAATACATCATTTCGTCCACATCATTATCACTGCATGTTATCTCTTGCTTAGTTGAAGTCCCATCACCGAGCCAGACTCCAAGAAGATATGGGTCTATAGGAAGTTTTCTCTTTGGATATTCGACGGGTTCACACATTGGAACACGATATTTGTAATCTGTTCCTTTTTTGTCGTGTCGAATACGGGAAAAATCATTCGCCATTTCTTCTGTTGTTATGTTTTTGTATCCTTCTGGTGTTAACTTGCTATAGGCTGGTCGGCTTTTTTGGCTTATTTGCTGGTAATTTACAAGCCTTCTTGTCCATTTTGTCTCTACCGTCCATATATGATCGGCGCTTGCTTTTATTTGTTCGCCATCTTCGAATGTGACTAAATACATAGGCTTATCAAAGATTTGAGATTCAACAAGCACTCTTGCTGGCTTTCCGTCTTGCCCAAAAACAAAGTCTCCGTTATGGATTTCGCCCATAGTTTTCCAACCCCCTGGAGTTGGTATAGGGGTATCTAAAGAGAGGGCTTTGCCATTCTTGCGTCCAAGCACTTCTATGACTTCTTGGAACTGTCTATTGCCGTCTTTATCGACCCAACCAAAGACAGTTTGGATGAACGCTTTCTGGAAGATTTCAAGCTTAAAATCCGCACCTAACTTGCCAGAAGGAAGTTTGCATAGCCCCTCAATGAAGGTTATGGGTTTATTCGCTTTATCTGCGTCAAAGTGCCACCTCTTGTATGTTCCTTCTTTGAAGCGGGGAAGCATGATTTCTGCAAGTCGCTTCATTTGTTTGCAAGCGACTATCTTTCCCGAAGCTATTTGCTCGAAATACTTAACCGCTTCGAGCTTCTTTTTAGCCATTCTGCTTAAACCATGCGTCTAATTCATCATCGTCTGTGTTTTCGATATTCACTACTTTATGCAGCTTGGTGTAGTAAGAGGATTTTTGAGTTTGGAAGCGCACAAGAGTCTTGATTGCGGGGTTTTCAACTACTACTTTATGCTTATAAGAGTTGTTGCCCTTTTCGATCTCGATTAAAACTCCGTCCTCGTCTATCTGTTCGCGTAAAAGAAAGATTTGAGCGCATAGCCAGCAGTATTCTCTTAGCATTTCTTCGGTCAAGGATTTATCAACGTCTGACATACCATCTAATCCGCCAGCCATTTTTTCATAGAGTGCATCGGATAGGTCGTTTGCTTTGCTCATAGTGGTAATACGTTCCCTTCTGCGTCAAAGGCTACTCTTTGCCTTTCTTGGTTTGGGTCTTGATAGATTTCGGGGTGTTCTTCGGCGTGACATAACCTACAAAGGCGTTCGAGGTTATCAAACGAAAGAGAAATATCAGGATTTGTGATATTCTCTGGCGTAAGGTGTTCTTTGTGATGAACTATTTGAGCGACAGAAGCGAAACCGCGCTTAAAGCACTTCTCGCAAAGGTTCGCAGGACACTCCCTGCCGTCAACCTCTACAATCGCTCTCATAT